TTTGCGTGAACACCTTCAAGAATCTGCAACCAGTTCATTTCACGTTTCCAATCCGGCAATCGATTCATGTTGCTATTGGGATCAAAAAACTGTGAGATGCGGCGCCACTCCAACTGGATAGATGTCTCACCCATACCTTCTGGGATATCTTCCTTGAGTTTAATATTCTCTGGTTGTCCCTCTGGCAAGTTCCAATCCACCTTTTCAGCACCAACGCCGATGCGTACAAGTGGCACTAGAGTCTGATTAGTACCGGCCCACTGCTTGAGTCGCGTTACCTGTTCATCAACTGACTCACCCTTTAATACCCAATCAAACCCCTCGTCGGTTTGTCTAAATTTCATTTCAAAATTCCTCTATTTTGTCCATCAAACGATGCAAATTAAATTTACTGAAATACTTATACATGTCGTCACGACCTTTATTTTTTTGTCGTTCGTACTGTGATACAATTTCATCTTTAATATTCTGTGGCGTCTGTGACAAGTCAACCATAGTTCGATTGCGAATGTAACCCTCTACCATGTCACCCGTGACCCACTCTTCTGGTTTTTGTGTCTTCCACTCCGCAATGAGAGTTTTGCGAATGGGTCTCTGTCGTTTGCCACTCACAAACACATCATCATCACTCAGGATGTTAGGCACACCATCACCCTTGTCACCTGATATGATATGTTCCATCAGAATTTCTTGTGCCGTAGAAGTAATCTCTACAAACTTTTTGCGAATTGGTGACCACTGTTTGACATTCTGCCACTTCTGCAACTGTTGGAAGTCATGGTCAGCAGAGACGATCAAGAAAGGTTTTGGTTCTTGGAATAGTGGGTGTTCGGTTAGATCGTTTTCTTGACTGTACTCGGCAAGTGTACCGATCACATCATCTGCCTCTGCACCCGTTACATCAATAACAGGGTACGGCATAAACTCATCAAGTTCTGACTTGACCTGACCCAGACAGTCAAAGATAGTGTTCCAATCGTAACCACTGTCCTCTCTAGACTTCTTGCGACTAGCTTTGTAGTTCGGGAATACCTCTCGTCGCCAGTACCGGCGATTGTCACAGGAGATAACGATCTCACCGTACTCATCACCCCACCTAGTTCGGTAACTTAGTATGGTACTCAAAATCATGTGACGAATCAGATCAAAATCTACATCACTCGTTTTTCTTTTGTTCATCTCAGCCATCAGGTTACTGATGCTGATCTGATTATAATCAACTAATATCATCTTCCATTCCCCACACAATTCCAAGATCGGGATAGTATGTGTACTTCTCCCGTTTAGGATTTCCATCCTCATCAAATGCCATTGCGACACACCGGCGGATCATTCTCTTCTCCATGTTTTCACCATAGAAGTCAGAGACCCAATCACCGTTTCGCAGATACGCTTCCATGTTTGCGATATAAGACTTGACCATCTGTTCTTGTGATATAGAACCTTTGATACCTTGTCTTACCTGTTGACGCAGAGCAGGCAGTTTTGCTTTGTTTGCCTTGATCCACGCACGAACATTCGCAAACGATAACGCATTATCATCGGGGAGTTCTAGGACGGTAGGATGTACATTTTTGTACTGTGGTGGGTTTTCTCGGGCACGTTTCTCTCGCGCCAACTTGAGACGTTCCGCAGCTGCGGCACGTTGTTCCTCGGACATAGGTTTACGCCTACGTCGAGTCTTTGGTTTAGGTATGGTTGCCATTATGGACTCCTTGTATTACTATTATATAGTAACACAGAGGAGCCTCGGATGTCAAGGATTAAAATCCCTGACCAAAATGGATGATATTGTCAATGATTAGAGTTCGCCACTGTTGACGTTCCACATCGAACACCGTGACATTGGTATCTGATTGAGTACCAGTGCCACTGGTTTTGGGCACAATAGACTCTTGCAGTGTGGCCTTCACCACCCTCTCGGTCCCATCCTTTTTCTTGTACAGGATATCACAAGTGTGATCGACCAAAACGTTTAGTACTGATTGTTTGTTTAAGGATTCCATATTCCCCTTCCTCTCATGTCAAAATAAATGGTATTCGCAATTTCAAAGTGGCATCTTTCATCTGGATGATAACCAGGCATCTTTCCGACAAAATCAGGATGTTTCTTGTCCATGAACATATCAGCATACCTTATTTGTGATAGTTCCGGCATAGATTTCAGTTTCTGCCACTTATTATATAATTTATCATAAACCTTTGCTTTTGTCAAGAAGGAAAGGTAATTTTCTCTGCCCGTGTAATCAAAGAACCACTCCGCGTCTGATAACATGTAGACTAATTGATCTACTGGTGTGTTGCCCTTACCCCGTTCAACGAGTTCCAAACACTTCAAAGTACTTTCAATCGTATAGATTAAATCGAGTCCATCCCAAACGTAGAGCGGAATACCTTTAGCCCTAAAAAAGTATATCATCGTTTCGATCAGTCTCATGTTATCAAGAGATTGAAAGATCGGCGAGTTGAATTTTTGATGAGCCTTTACGTCTGATTTCTTTTCAATTGAACCCATCTTTGTCTGCAAGAGTTCAACCTCTGCGGTATTCCAATGAGAGTATTCTTCTATCGGGTATGCATCATTCTCTGGACAATACATTCCACCCCTAACCCAATTTTCCCAATCATCCATCCCATAGTGAGCTCTGAAAAATTTCTCGTTGATTGGTATTTGAAACCTCTCTGAACCAGACAACTGTATGATTGCCAAGTCGGGGTTTTCTGTAACAGTATCAAAGTAGTCCAACGTGGTGCGCCACGTTCTCCAGTTAGAACCGCCACCTCTTGATAGGTTCACAACCTCACTCATGTTCAATATATCTTTGAGTAACGTGGACCACCTATGTTTTGTTCTGTGCTCAAAATCAACGACTTGTATTGTGCCGCCGTTTGGAAGTGGTTCTGCTGTCTCTCCAAGTTCTGCACCCAGAGTGATAGAACATCCATTTACAAATAGTTTAGACATTGTTTTCCTTGTCTATCAACCACCCGAGTTTTGCTCTAAGAGATTTGTCGAGTCTTCTAAACTGCGCCAGTTCAGTTTCACTCAGTTCTTCTGTTTCTCCTACTTCTGGTATCACAACCTCTTCGACCACTGTATCATCTATACTGACAGCGGTGATTACCTCACCCCGCCCCTGCATCCATGTCATGTTTGCTGAAATAACCAGAAGAATAGCGAGAGGATCGAATACCAGAACAATAAGGATAATAATCCAGCGGACAGCTGCATCAAAATGATCTTGTGCTTCGTCTCCATAAATTAACTCCGCAATGTATTTTAGAGGCCCAACTTCTGCCTCAAGTGATAAGCGTTCTTTCTGAAGTGGTAAGAGGGCAGTTTGTGTTTCTTCAATAGATGAGTACGCAGCAGTGATCTGCTGGTTGAGGCTTTCCCTTTCTTCTTTTTGAGAATTCCGTGTAGCGATTGCACCCGTCTCTCCTCTGATTCTGTCATATTCAATGAGAGTTGCAACTGTGGTGTCAAGTTGCTCCAGTACGGTTTCTGCGTCCTTGATAATCGTTTGCTGATACGCAATGCGGCGTTCCAAGGTCTCGATTTGTAATTCATTATTACCTCCCGCGTTCACGGTCTGTTCAATGTGTGCCTTTGATAAGAACCCAAAGATTCCTATACTGGTTATGATGGACAACACCACAACCGCAACAGTAAAATAAGATTTCAGTAGAGTCGCAGCAGTATCCCAATTTCTATACAACCAAGATGCGGTGACCAGTTTCGCCACTTCCAACACCGCACCCATAGTGAGAATGGGAATCGCAGCTGCAGGAAAAATTGCCATCAGTCCTACAATAGAAAACCATCCCGCGACTGCGGAAACTGATAGTGCGGATACCACTAACAGGGATAAGAATATCATTGGAATGTCTTCTCTTCTAATTCCATCAGCGTCATCTTGTTATGTTCGTCTTCTTCACTGCCTATGAAACTGGTTTTGAATGGGGTCAAATCTTCTATGTAGTCTTCTGCCTCTGCCGTGAGATTAAACTTCGGGGACGGCAACAGGGGTGACTCACACTCCATTGACATGACATCATCAAAAGAGATTGTGGTGAAGTTTGGGTCTTGATGCCTCTGTTGATAAAACAAATACACCTCTGTCATCTTTTGCAGGAAACTGTTTGTGAGTTTGATTCTATCGATGTTGTCCGTGGATACTTCTTCGGGCACCACATCATTTTTCTCCCACTGCCATCGTTGAGTCATGTTTGCAAGTGCAAACGATCTCCATTGAGATAGCAGCGGTCTTCTAATGTAAACCTTTTCGTGGTCAACTATGTCACACAACCCATAAACTTGAGGATAACACTTAGCAATCATTTTTCTACTCTGCGACTCTATCATGTCTGCGTTGTCCATGAAAACTTCTGGTGGTTGCATACAGGCAGACTCAAAAAAATTAAAGTGAACCGAGTCACCCAGAGTAATCAAAGCATTATAGAGAGGGTCTTTCCCCTTTCTGAACACCGTACCATATGCACTGGTTTCACTAAACTCCTGTTTGGTTTCACCGTCCCAATCCAAATCCTCAAGGCCGGAGTATAACACTGGGTCTGCCTGACATCTTGCATACTGGTAGTGCCAAGAACCATTTCTCGGTCCACCGAATATAAAAACATGATCTGTCATTTTGGTTTCCACTCCACGGGCGTAAACTCTGTTAGGTGACTTCTTCTCAATCTTATATTCAACATATCGTTGAGACAGTTCTCATCTTCTCGTTGTTGCCACTGCAAAAGAAATTCTTGCATCTTTGCATGAGATTTTTTCTCATACTCTGCAATAGTTTCTTTGGTCAGTTCGCCCTCATACTCTTTTACTATTGTGCTACTACCGTAATACTTTTCATACAACCGTTCTGGTTTGCATGAATATCCTATGTAATATCTTCCGTCTGGAAAATATGTACAGTAGACTCTATGTGTCTTCTTTAAGGAAGTTTTTTTCCTTTTCTTCTTCGTAGTCATAACCATCAGGTAACTCTTGCACCGTTGAGTTACTATTTATGGTCTTGCCATCACCCCACAATCTCTTCATGGCTTCTTCTTTGGGTACATCCTTGATCTTTGGTTTCTTTCCCATCTTTTTCATATGTGAAAATTCCTTTTGTTTTCTATTGCGGAAATAATTTTATCTGCAAACATTTCATGGTTATCAAAATTTATGTGGTTTCTTCTGTGGTCACCCCGATATGATGGTTTTCCTTCTCTGAGTGATATTTCACCGTAGTATCCGGTTTCACTGTAAAGAATATTAGATGGCATTTGCATTGTGTCTTTTGCCTTTTGGGGAAACGCATCAAACAAAACCATCGATCCAATTTTTTTCTGATCCGCCAAGTATGAGAGAGATTGTATGAAATGATTTCTCAAAGCCTCATCGACTCTGTGATTTTTGACCTCTCCGAAATACCAATCAATGTGGTTCAGAAGTTCCGGCCGGTTCTTATATCTCTCAGACAAGAAAGTGTAGTTGGTGCATGAAGGATTGTCTTGTATGACCCAAGCCCTATCCTTCTGTGTCAGAACGACGATCACAATATCGTTCGGTAACCATT